AATAATAGTATTTAACAGTAATATAAGTTATATATGTTATTTACGGTATAAAGTATTTACAGTATAAAACATTAATATTTCTATTAGTGTATAAGTTATATTTATTTGTAGTATTTAATAAATATGATAATTATTACAGTGCATAAATAATATACGCAGTTATTAAATTAATTTAAAAATATTTAAAATAACTATTTACAAATGTGCAAAAAGTGCTATAATCATAGGTGTAAAAGAGATAAACAAAGTTCTTAGAGAAGAGGTAATCAAAATGAAAAGAAATGAAATGTTAGAAGAAAGAAGAAACAAAATTTCTATTGAATGGTTAGAACAGTGCCAAGAAGAACATAGACAGCCATCTTTGGTATTACAAGAAAGATGGCAGGAATTATCTATAGACATTTTAAATTAGGTGATATTAATTTAACAAAAGAAGAAATAAGCACCTTGTATGATGAAGCAGACGTTTATTATAAAACAGAAAGATATAATCAAGATAATATAACAGTCGATTATTATATCGACGCATTCCAAGCAGTTTTAAAGAGTGACTATGAGGTTGCAGAATATTGCTTAAAACGTGCGCATACGTGGGCAGATTAAAAAAATAGAGTGAAGCGAAACACTATAAACACCAATTTTTATTTTAAATAAAATTAAAAAAAAACTCTTTACAAAGGTTAAATCATATGTTAATATTAGTTTGTAAGTTAAAGAGGTAAATAAATTCTTAGAAAAGAGGAAAAAGAAAATGAGAAAAATTAGATTACAGGGTATTTATGAAGAAAAAGAAGCCAAAGAAGTAAAGGACTTAAAGATTGGCGATGTTATCACATGGAACTATGGTTATCAAAGTAAGGTTGTCAACATGACACCATCTAAAACAGGAAAGACAATTACATTATCTTTAGAAAGTTTAGACGATAACATTGTTAGAACTAGAAAGATGAAAGCCACTACTTTAGTAGTTGCATAAATTATAAATCATGGTGAGGCGATAACACCCAATTATAAAAACACCATTAAATTAAAAAAATATTAAAAAGTACTTTACAAGTCTATAAGATTGTAGTACAATGTATTTAGAAAGTTAGTTACTTTAGAAAGTTAGTTACTAATGTCAATGAAAAAGACAGCATACAGCCAAAGAAAAGGGCGGGTAGCAAAGTACTAAGTTAAGAAGTGTTTAAGATAAAGAGCAATAAGAAAATTAAAATTAAGTTAGTAAGTAAATAATTGAGTTATGTAAAAGCGCTATACATATCTTAGTTAATTAAAATAAATATTACATGTCAAGAATGACTATGCTATAATCTAATCTGTCAACCTTTGAAATCATTTTAAATAGAATGAGTGTTTCATATTGAATTAAGTTTCCAATCGTTTATAAAAACTTATAGCATAGTTAGAAATTAATAAATTAATTGTAGGGCTTAGTTTATTAGTTTGTGTGTAAAAGAGAAAATAAACTTTTGTGAATATCTCTTATAAAATTAAAATTAAATATTCATTAAGGTTGTAAATTATGCATTTCTGAAAGTGTTTATATTTCACATTGTAGATGTAGAATAAAAATAATCCTTGAAATATTTTTAAAACAATACAAAGTGTGTTTCTAATTTCATAAAATAAATACTTTTTTGATTTATCAAAATACCTTTTATTTTAATGGTTGATTATCCAACTAATTTAATCATTTTTATAAAAATAGTTATAAGAATTAAGTCCCCTTATAACTTTAGTACAGCAACATATTCAGTTACTTTTTAATCCATAGAATGCAAGCAAGCAACTTATAGTAATAATTTCATTAATGTTTATCTTAAATTTCCCATTATACTTTTAAACTAATTTTGTTGATTTATTATAAGTGAAATATACACAATGTCGAGTGAGGCAACGTGCGCAAAGGTGAATAAGAACAGGGAACAGCCTTTATAAATTAAAACAACTAAATGAATATATAAATAAATATTTGTGGTGAATATATAAATATAAATAAAGTAAAATAAATAAAACAATTTAAATATTAAGTTTAATAGAAGGCAGTCAGAAGACTGTCTATTTATGTTATTTAGGGGTTTTTAAAATAGCAGTGCGCAGGAAGCGCAAAATAAAGAAAATTAAATAAAAAGGGAAGTGAGTAAAACAATAATGGGCAGACAGAGAGAAAGCAAGGTTGATTATTGGTTAAGACCCGATAAAATAGAATTATTAAAATGTTATGCGCGTGACTTCACACTTGCAGATATTGCGCGCAAAATAGGTATATCATATAAAGTTTTTTGTGAGTGGCGCAAGAAGTACCCCGCAATAAATGAAGCAATAGAAGAAGGAAAAGAAACCGTTGATTATCAAGTAGAAAATGCGCTATTAAAAACAGCGTTAGGCGGTTACAAAGTAAAAGAAGTAAAAACGATTATAAGCCCGCCCGATAAAAGTGGAAATAGAAAAATAAGGGTAGAGAAATTAGTTAAAGAGATGCCACCCAATCCAACCGCTATTATGTGCTGGTTAAATAACAGAAAGCCCGACAATTGGAAACGTAATAGAGACCAATTTAAAACAGAGGATAAAGAGAACAGTAATATTACAGTTAATATTATTCGCAAAGGTGCGCAAAATGATGATAGCGAAGAATGGGAAGTAAATGCGCAAGAAAATAAAACAAATAGCGCAAATAAAAGTAATGCTAAACAAAGCGCAAGTGCGCAGGATAGCACGGAAGAAGAATGGGATGCGCTAGAGTGGGACAGTGAATAACCATGAATATAGTTAAGGAAGTAGCAGAAAGATTTAGCGATTTTGTTTTTGATTGGTATTATGAAACTTATTTGTTAGTAGGCGGTTATGGTAGCGGAAAAAGTTATCATATAGCGCTTAAAATTATATTAAAATGTCTACAAGAAAAGCGCAAAGTTTTGGTAGTACGTGAAGTATATGACACAATAAGCGAATCATGCTATGATTTATTTATAGAAATATTAAGCAGTATGAACCTTCTAGTAGAGGAAGAAAAGCGCGATACTAAAGCAAGAGTGAGAGCGTTAAAGGCACCAATGGAGTTTAGATTCCCTAACGGTTCGCGCATTATTTTTAAAGGAATGGATAAACCCGAAAAAGTAAAATCATTAAATGGTGTATCTATTGTATGGTTGGAAGAGTGTAGCGAAATTAAATACGAGGGTTACAAAGAATTATTAGGACGTATTAGAACCCCTAATGTGAGTATGCATTTTATTTTGAGTTGTAACCCCGTAGGCAAAGAGAATTGGGTATATAGACATTTCTTTAAAAGCATAGACGAAAAAGGAAACGAGCATACTATACTAGATGATGAAGAACTATATAAGAAAAGAACCTTAATACATAATGGCGTATATTATCATCATAGTTTAATGGACGATAACCCTTATTTACCCGAGGGCTACAAAAAGCGATTAGAGGACATCAAGAACTATGATAAGCCTTTATATCGTGTAGCGCGTTGGGGAAGGTTTGGCGCAAATGGTGTTAGAGTATTACCGCAGTTTAGAGTAGCAAGCAATGCGAAGATGTTTAAGAACGCAGTCAATGCGCTAGGTGCAAAAAATATGTACTTTGGTTTTGACTTTGGTTTTGAAGAATCATTTAATGCGGTAATCAGTATGAGCGTAGATATAAAGCGCGGTTATTTATATATTTGGGATGAAATATATATGAACCATGTAACGGATGATAAGTTTGCAAGTTATGAGCCCATGATAGAATTAAAACATCGTTTAGACGGTTACGCCACTCAAGGTGTATATAAGCAGATTATAGCAGATAATGAAGACCCTAAGGCGATTAGTTATTACAGACAAAAGGGTTATCAGATGCGCGCATGTAGAAATAAGTTTGCGGGCTCAAGATTAAGTAATACGCGTAAAATAAAAAGATTTAGAAAAATCATCTGTAGTCCTAAGTGTAAGAATACAATTAGAGAATTAAGAGACCTTACCTATTTAAGGAAGCCGAACGGTGACACGGTTTATGATAAGTTTAATATAGACCCGCATTCCTTTAGTGCTATATGGTATGCGCTAGATACCGTCACGGTTGCAGATTTAAAACAAAAAGACTTTAATTCTAAAGGCGGAAACAAATAAAATTATATTATATAAAGGAGTGATTTAATTATGTTTAAGAATTGTGTTTTTAAGCCTAATGTTGATACGTTGAAGTGGTTAAAGGCTTCACTAGTTAGAGCAGTTAAAACAATGGCGCAAACAGCGGTAGCAGTAATTGGTACAGCAACAGTCATTGATGTTGTGGATTGGAAAATGGTAATCTCAAGTGCTATTGTTGCGGGTATTGTTTCAATCCTTACATCTATTGGCGGTATTCCCGAAGTAGAAGGAGAATAAGCAGTAAATTAAACGTTATACGTTGTGGTAGGACATACGCGCCTACCATGCTGTTATCAGTGATAAGGAGTAATACAATGATAAAGAGTGATACAATGATAAAGAGTAATGCAATAAAAGTTTTTATTTCTCAGCCCATGAAAGGCTTGTCAGAAAAAGAAATCAAATTCAATAGAGAAAAGGCTATCAAAAACATCAAGAGCCTGTACGGTGATGATGTAGAGATTATTGATAGTTATATTAATGGTGATGGTACTCCTTTGTGGTATCTTGGGAAATCCATTGAATTACTATCAACTGCCAATGTGGCTTACTTTTTAAAAGGTTGGAATACTGCACGAGGATGCAGAATCGAATACATGTGTGCTGAAAATTATGGAATCGGCACATATCTTGAGGAGGATTAAACAATGGAATTACAAGACACTGTAGAACTTATGAATAGTTCTGATTATAAGGATAGATTTAAGGCAGAATACTGGCAGGCTAAAATCAGATATGACAAGTTAGATGATATGACTGTCAAATACGAAGCACGTACTTTGACATTCATTCCTAGATGTTCGCTTGAGTTACTCAAGGAGCAAAAGAAGCATTTAGGCAATTATATTCGCACTCTAAAGATTAGAGCGGAAATCGAAGGAATTGAATTATAATAAGAAAGAAGGTATAAAATATGAATTTTAACGTACATGGTGGACATAGCTTAAAATGTCGTGGAGCAAGTGGATTATTAGATGAAGTAAACGAAGATAGAGCAGTAAAAAATAAAGTAATTGAATTGTTACGCGCAAACGGTCATACAGTATATGACTGTACTGATGATAATGGAAAAGACCAGAATTCTAACTTAAAAGCAATTGTAAATAAGTGTAATAATCATAAGGTTGACTTAGATGTCTCTATTCATCTCAACGCTGGAGGCGGAACAGGTACAGAGGTATATGTCTATAGCGACAACTCAAAAGCCAAAGATGAAGCTGAAAGAATCGTCAAGAATATTTCTAACACTCTAGGCATTAGAAACAGAGGTGTTAAAACATCTACTAAGTTATATGTGTTGAGAAAGACTAATTCTCCAGCACTACTTGTTGAGTGCTGCTTTGTTGACAACGCAACAGATAAAGCAAAATGGAATGTTGACAAATGCGCAAAGGCTATTGTTGAGGGTGTTTTGAATACTACAGTAAATAATGTTACTCATACAGAAACGCCAAAGCCTACACCAGCACCAACATCAAATAACAATACAACTAAATTAAATTATGATGGTTGGGTAGCAAGACTACAGACAGAATTAAATAATCAGTTTCATAAAGGTTTAAACGTTGACGGTTTAAGAGGTCCGAAAACTTTAGACGCTTGTGTAACAGTTAAGCGCGGAGCAAAGGGAAATATCACAAGATTAATTCAAGAAAGATTAAACAGCGTAGGTTTTCATATTTCTACAGACGGTATTTTTGGCGGTGGAACAGAGAACGCTGTTAAAGTATTTCAGAGAAACAGAGGATTAAGCGCGGACGGTATTGTAGGCAAAAACACATGGGAATGGTTATTAAGAGGAACTAGAAAATAAAAGGAGTGTTGAGATATGTCTTTTAGTGAAGAGCAGAAAGCAACAACTACAGAAGTGTTGACAGCATTTAATAAGATACCATACGCATTAATTAATGCAGAGGTTGACGGGTCAGCAAGAGACACTTTAAGCGAGTTGACAAAGATATGTGAATATTATAGAATATATAAAAAAGGTGCTAAGTTCAATGCAGAAGGAACAAACGGCGATTATGTACCTGCAAAATTAAATTATAAGATGTGCGCTTCACTAATCAATAAAGAAGCCCGTTTTCTGTTTGCAGAACAGCCCGACATTATAGTAGAGCCTAAAGGTGATTTAGGGAAGACAACGCAGGAAGTTAAAGACGCTATAACGCAGATGAACGACTTAGTAAAAACGGTATTAGATAAAAACAATTTTGAACAGAATTTAATTAAAGGCGCTAAAGATTGTTTCATTGGTAAGCGTGTAGCGGGATTAGTTAATTTCAATGAAACAGACGGCGTTACAATAACTTTCTTACCGTCTACACAATTTATCTATGATACCAAGATAGGAAACTCAAATATTATTACAAAGTTTGTTTGTTTCGTTATCGTAAAGGATAGTGTCACATTAAGCAATAAGCGTATATTTAAGAAAAAATACGAACTAGTTGACAATGTGGTATATCTAGAGGAAGTGTTATATGATGGTGCAGGCGTAGAATTAGAAGTGGTTACAGAAAGACAGGAAATTTTATTACCTGTTATACCTGTTAGTATTTTCATTAACGACGGCTTGCTAGGTGACGAGAAAGGCGAATCAGAAATAGAAACGCTACAGGATGAAGAATCATGGTTTAGCAAGTTATCAAACGCAGATATTGACGCGCAGAGAAAAGGGATGAACCCCACAAAGTACGTTGTTGATATGGATAGCAATAGTACAAAGAATTTATCAACAGGAGCGGGTGCTTTTTGGGATATGGGGTCAGACCAAAACTTAGACCAGCCTCACCCGCTTATAGGGTTGCTAGAGCCTAACATGAGTTATAGCGCTAGTCTAGATACAACATTGAAGCGTGTTAAAAAGTCAGCCTATGAGCAAGTAGATATGCCCGACATTGAGGAACTACAAGCAACTATAACAAGTGGTAAAGCATTAAAGGCTATTTATTGGGGCTTGATTGTTAGGTGTAAAGAAAAGATGAAGATGTGGGCGCCACAATTAAGAAATATGGTTGACATTATTATACAAGGGGCTATTATTTACCCGCATTGCATAGAAAAATACGTTGATTATGAATTGATAAATGTACCTTATGAAATCAAGGTGGAGCAGAATATACCACTCCCCGAAGATGAAATAGAAGAAAAGAACATTGATTTATCAGAAGTTGAGAGTAAGACAATGAGCCGTAAAGCCTACATGAAGAAGTGGAGAGGTTTAACGGATGATGAAGTCCAAGAAGAATTGGAACAGATAGCAAAAGAAAGACAGATGATAGAAGAAAGTTCTTTCATGGGTGCAGAAGATACAGAGCCTTACCCTACAAACGTAAATAAGGACACTACAGGGCTAAACTAATAAAATTGATATAAATATACCTAAATTGGAAAGGGGGCGTTAGAATGGCAAATAAACTTGTTTTTAAGGACGCCGAAGAAGCAAAGAAAAGCATCATGGTGGAACAGCAGAGGGAAATTGCTAAACTATATGAAGATTGGGCGGATGACATAGCAAAACAAGCAGAGTATTATTCCCACAAGTTCAATTCTAGTGCCTATGTTTCCGAAAGGTATTACAAGCAGTTAAGAAGACAATTAAGGAAAACAAGTCAAGAGGTAAGCAATGAGATATATAATAAAATAAAAAGTAATATGTATCTTATTTCCGACGAGGTTGTAAAGAGTAATGTAAAATGGTTAAAGTCTTTTGGTTTTTCAGAGGAAGGCTTAAACGCTACTTTTAGTTATGTACCTAAAGATACGGTTGAGAGACTTGTAACAGGTCAGATATATAAGAGCGGTTGGAGTTTAAGCAAAAGAATTTGGGGAGACAATGAACAGACTTTAAAGGATATATACCAAGTAATGGCAAAAGGAATTGCCGAGCAAAAGCCTATTTATGATATTGCGAAAGATTTAGAAAGTTATGTTAGACCTAATGCGCGTTTGCCGTGGAATTTGAGAATGGCGGACGGTGTGCGAATATATAAGAAACAGGTTGACTATAACGCGCAGAGATTGGCGCGTACACTAGTACAACATAGTTATCAGCAGAGTTTTGTATCAACAACGAAAGACAACCCGTTTATTTTGGATTATGTTTGGCGCGCAAATGGTAGCCGTGTATGTGAATTATGTATGTCACGTGATGGCGTGCATTACAAAAAGGATGATTTACCCATGGACCATCCTAACGGCATGTGTGTAATGGAACCAAGCATAGATAAAAACATGAACGAAAAACTAGCGGATTGGTTTAACAGTCCCGATGGAACATACCCCGAGATAGATGAGTTCGCAAGTAATTTTGGTTATGAAGCAAAGCCGATTAAGTCGGTAAAGGATTATTTAGATAAATACGGCAATAGCACAAAGTCGATGAATGCGTGGTATCAAAGCATGACGCATATTCAAAAGGCGGAAGCAAAGTTTCTTAAACAACAGGAAGGTTTGACGTGGCAAGAATGGTATGATAAGCATATATACAACGGCAAGGATAAGCAGATTAAGGAATATCAAAAGAAATATTTAAATGCATATGGTTTTAATAAAAATAAAATGCCAAGTAATTTTGATGAATGGTTTAATAATCTAAAGTTTGAAGATATTTTTGACATAGAACAGATAATGAGCGCTAAAGGCAGTTATGATGATTATATAAAGGCGTCAGAAGCGTTCTATAAAGAATATCTAGAGAATAAGACAGAAAAGGCAACTGTTAAAAAGTGGTAAAAGAGACCGCAAAGGAAACAGCGAAGAAAAGCGCGTTTAAAATTAAACAAGAATATATTGACGATTTTTAAAGCCTTATGGTTTTGACGCCGATAACTTACCACATAATTTAAATGTATTTATGGATAAATTAAGTTTTGGTAAGAAACATCAGATAAAGAGTTTAATAAACCAAGAAACAGGCGAAAAGTATTCGTTGAATGAAGCAGTGAAGAAATTCTATGAAGAGAAGATTTTAGGCGTTAAATCTAAAGCGGTAGCAAAAGAAGCCGTAAAAGAAGCATTGAAGAAATTACCTAAAGAAGATAGTAAAGTTATTGATAAGATTATACAAACTTTTAAGAGCGGGTATAATAAAACGGAATGGTATGATAGTTTAAGGACTAACAATTTACGTAAAATGCGCGAGTGGTGCAGTGAATGGACTAAAAAGATTACAAGTGAAGAACAGCGCGGAGTAAGAATTTATACGGGTGATAGTTATAAGTTAATGAATGCTTATTTGAGAGGTCAGAAGATCGCGGATGAAGTAGGCGAAAGAATTATAAATAGTATTGATATGTGCGCGAGCGCGCTAGAGAAAGCAAGTACTATAAGGGATATGATAGTAAGGCGTGGAGATGATTATAACATGCTTGAAGAATTAGGCGTTGACTTCTCAAAAGCGAATTTAGAAAATATCAAAGGGTCACTGTTAATCGCTAAAGCCTTCTTTTCAGCGTCACCCGACCCCTACGGCGGTTTTGATAAATCTATAGAGTATATTGTTAAAGTGCTTAAAGGGTCACAAGCGATGTATGCAGACAACATATCTATAAATGAGGGTGAAAAAGAATTGCTAATAAATCGTGGTGGTAGATATATACTTGAGGATGTAGAATACTATGACGATAACAAAACGCCTAAAAAGATATATATGACATTAATTAATTTACAGAGTAAAGCATAATTTATAAATTGTTTGATTAATGCTATAATGTATTTGAAAGAAAATGTATTTGAAAGAAAAGGAAAAGGAGAATGTCAAGATGGTTAGAAAAAATGAAACAAAATTAAATAGTATGAATGAAAAATTCACAAAAGACCCTTTAAAAATGGAGCGTATCACAAATAACGATTTAATCTGTAGAGATTGTAAGTTTAAGTTTGATGATGCAGAAAAACCATGCAATACGTCTAAATGTGCTAAATTTAACCGCATAAAGCCCAATGAGGTGCTAGACGGTAAATATTGCCTACAGTATGAAAGAGCCCCTAAAACGCAAAATAAGGGCAAATAGAGCATACAGGCGATGACTAAAGCAATCGAAAACAAATACGATTGAAAATGCGGTTGAAAATAATCAAAAATAATTTAAATAAATTAAATAAAAGTGTTTACAAATTTGTATAAATATGGTAAAATAAAATAGAGTGGTTAAGTATACAAGTTTTGAAGAAAAGAAGGTAAAAAGAAAATGAGTGAAAAGGAATTAAAAAAAATCAAGCCGTTACTGGTTAGATGTACAAATTGCAATGAGCAGTTTGAACTAACAACCAATTTAATTGGTGCGAATGGTATTAATCACAAAATAGAGTTTACTTGCAAAGAAGAAGGCAGAGAGGATAAGAAATTATATCTAACTTATTATGTTTGCCCTAAGTGCGATAAAAAGTATTTTGTACAGATTGATGATGAAATATCATTAAAAGCATTTAAGACCGTTGCAAAGAATTTTGTTAAGTTAGCAAAATTAAAGCAGAGCGGTAGAGTTACAAGAAAACAGCAGTTGAAGTTTAATAAACAGCGCAGAAATTTAGAAGCATATAGAAATAAACTTAAAACCTACTATGTAGGTAAAACCGTACATGATGAAAGAACGGATGAAAACTTTATTTTAGTGTTAAGTATTTAAATTAAATTGTGAAAGAGGTATTCAAGATGAATAAAGAAAAATTAAATAAATTTATCATGCTGGTTAGGTGTGATGAATGCAAAAGCGAATTTGAATTGTATAAAGACGATTTAAAGAAAACTATTGTAAATTTAGACGGCGTAAATGTGCATTTAGTTTACTTTATGTGCCCAAAGTGTAAAAAGATTTATCGTGTATCAATTCAAGACAAAAACTATTATAAGTTTGCGCATGATTTAGAAAAGGCAAAAAGAAAGTTGCGCAACTATAAAGGCAATGACAGCGTAGTAATCAATAAGTTATGCGCTAAAGCACTAGAGAAAAAGAAGATTTTAGAAAAGTACGTTGATTTAGTAAACGATACTTACAACGGGACGTTTGAGTTCGTAGCGTCAGAAAATAATTATGACGGTTATAAATTATCTACCATGAGAGCGAAAAACATGGATTAAATAAAGGAGAATAAAAACATGAAAGACGATGAATTAAACAATATTGTTGAAGGCGGAGACGGCGCAGAAGGCGCAGACAATGGGCAGAATACCGATAATCATGACGATGATAACAATGGTACAAATGCAAGTAATACAGATGATAACAAAGGCGGAAACAAAGGCGGTAAGTTATTTACACAAAAAGAAGTAAATAGATTTACGGCAAGAGAAAAAGAACAGGGTAGAAATTCAGTCTATAAGGCTTTAGGTTTAGACCCTAAGGATAAAAAGACTATTGAAGCGGTTAAGTCTTTTGTTGAAAGTCAGAAGACAGAAGAACAGAAGAACGCAGAGCGTGAAGCAGAAAATAACACTAAATTATTAGAATTAGAACAGCGCGCAATGTTAGCAGAAGCAAAAGCCGAAGTTATGGCACTAGGTGTCAAAGGTCAGTTTGTAGATGACGCCGTAACGCTAGCACTTGCAAAAGTAAATGATGATAATGATTTAAAAACAGTTATTTCAAGTTTTAAGGATAAGTACCCTATTTGGTTTAAACCAAGCGAAGAAGATGAAAAAGGTTCAGTAGGTCAGCACGGTACAGGTTCAAGCGTTAATAATTCTAAGGAGACTAACGATGGCAAGCACAAAAATGGATTAGGCGCAAGACTTGCAACGCAGAGACGCGGGAATCATAAAAAATCATCATATTGGGGAAATTAAATAAAATTAATTTATTTGAGAGGAGTATAAGTTATGTTAAATAAAAGCGGTATTATTAAAGCAGAATATGCAACACCTAAACAGATTTTAGCAGACCCAAGCCTACAGTTTAGCGTTGGTTGTCTAGTTCCAGCAAACATCGGAAACACTAAAGCAGGAACACCAATCTATGTAGATTTAAGTAACATTAATGTTGCTTGTAAGAAAGTGGATAATACAACATTTTTTGCAAATGCGGTATTATTACATGATGTAGATGTATCAAACGGTCAGACAAATGGAACAGCGTTAATTTTTGGTTTCGTTGATTTAAACAAGGTTGATACAACAACGCAGACATTATTAAAAACAGCATTATCTACCGATGGTGCTACTAAATTAATTACACTAGTTAATTATAACGGTTAAAAGAAAGGAGATAAGATACAATGACAATTTTCGATTTAATGAGTTCACAAGAACTAACAGCATATTGGGAAGAATTAACAGCAGACGAAGCACCTTACCCATGTGAAGAACTTTTTCCCGATGATAAAAAGCGCGGGTTAAGTCTAAAATGGATTAAAGGTTCAAAGGGCTTACCTATTGCACTTAAAGCAAGTGCTTTTGATGCCAACGCAGTGCCACGTGCACGTATTGGCTTTACAAGACTTACAGCAGAAATGCCATATTTTAAAGAATCAATGTATATTGATGAAGAATTAAGACAGGAATTAAATATGGTTTTAGAAACAGGAAACCAAGCCTATATTGACAGCGTCATGAATAAGATTTTCGATGATGAAACATCATTGTTAAGAGGTGCAAAAGCAACACGTGAAAGAATGCGCATGATGGCGTTAACAACAGGCGTTATTTCTATGACTTCTAACGGTCAGAATTTTAGTTTCGATTATGGCGTTACACACAAAGGAAACGTAGTGGTTAAGTGGTCAGAGACAGCGACATCAGACCCTATCGAAGATATTAGAGTAGCGAAAGAAAAAATCCAAGATGAAACAGGCGCAGTTATTACACGTGCTATGTGCGATGGTAAGACATGGAGAAATTTAAGAAATTCAGAAACAGTTAAGAAGGCTATTTTTGTTTTAACTAATGGCGCGGGTGCTGTATCAGATAAGCAGTTAAGACAGTATCTAATTGATGAGTTAGGAATTGAGGTTCTTGTTAACGATAAAAGATACGTTGACGAAAAAGGAACAACTACTAAGTTTATGCCTACAGGTACTTTTGTTTTATTCCCAAGCGGTGACTTAGGTAAAACATGGTTTGGTACAACACCAGCCGAAAGCGATTTAATGGGCGGTTCAGTTGCTAACGTATCAATTACAGATACAGGCGTAGCCGTTACATCAGTAAAGAAAACAGACCCTGTCAACGTTGAAACTATTGTTTCTATGATTTGTTTACCTTCTTTCGAAACAGCCGACCAGGTTTATATTATGGACACTGAAACAGTTGGTTAATAAAGGGGTGTTAATTTATGGTTGATATTACAAACAAAGTTGATACTTATAGCGTAACCAAAGGCGCTTATGAAGATATTTTCAAAAGACAGGGTTTTAAGCCCATAAAGGAAGAAAAAGAAGACAAGAAAGAAACAGTTGAAGAAACTAAAAAGACAGATGAAGAAGCGTATATTGAGGAATTAATGGAAAAGCCTATTTCTCAGTGGAATAAAGAAGAAGTAAAAACATATGCTTCTCTTAAAAATGTTGATATTTCTAATACCAAGAATATTGGTGAAGCAAGAAATATTATTAAACAGTCAATTGACAAAGAATAATTAAGTTAAATTATATTATTGAGAGGTGAATCACATGACAGATATTGAAATTATCAAAAAGGAAATAAGAGAAGCGCAAGCACCTTATTTTGATGATGATGACTTTAGTTATTATTTACAAAAGAATAATGGTGATGTCAACGCTACTATTTATGAAATGTTGATAATTAAATCAGAGGATAGCACTATATCTGTTAGTGGTTTGTCTACTAGTGATACATCATCATATTTTAAAAGATTGGCGTCAAGATATAGAAGATACAACAGCGGTATTTTATCAGACGATTAAAGAGGTATGCGGTATGATTAATACAAAGTTTGAAGCGTACAAGTTAAGACGTGAATTGAAGCGTAGCGGTAAACTTTATAAAGTAGAGCGCTATGGTGTAAATGGGTATGGTGAGCCTGTTAAAAATGCCACTAGTAAAATAGGCGAGTTCAAAGGCTTATATCATGAACAAAATGGATATATGCAAATGTCAACAACAGACACAACGCAAATTATATCTAAAAAGATACCTACGATTATGTGTTTATTTGAGGATATTAAAGAATTAAATTTAAAAATAGACGATGTCATAATGATAGGCGAGCAGGACAAAAACATTGATTTTACAGAGCATAGAATAACAGGCGTTACAAATATACAAAATTGGGGTATAATTGCCGATATATCTTTAGAGCCTGTAGAAAAGATTAATAATCCTTTTGGTGGGTGATATTATGGCAATAAAGATTGACTATGATAAATCTAAGTTAAAAAAGAATTTAGATACTATGAGCGTAAAATTAGGTGCGCTAGTATTAATGTACGCGTCCACAAAGGCTAGTTTGTTAGAAAGTGAAATGAAAACTAATAGGCCATGGACAGACCGAACGGGAATGGCAAAAGCAACGTTAAGGGCGCGAGTGTCACAACCTAACAGCGATACAATACGTATCACGCTATCACATGGCGTAGAATATGGCAAATGGTTAGAATTAGCGCATGAAAAGAACTATGCAATTATAGCGCCGACAATTAAGAAAGAAGCCCCAAGGGTTGTAGAAGACTTAAATAACATTTTAGATAAAATTAAATTATAAATGAAAGGTGGTGAGACTGTATGGATAATATATCACATTATGAATATATCACAAAAAGCAATTCTATTTGGAAAGACATATATAACAATTTAAAAGATTGGTATAAAGGAGAAGTGTCTATTTATCCAGCGGGTATTAAAACGGGTGAATGTATAATGCCTTATATCGTAGTTGCATATGGCGGTGGTTCTAAACTATCAAGTTTTAGCACGGTGTGCGATTATTACACATTGATGTTATATGTACCTAAGCAAGAATACAGTCTCTTAGAGCCTTTTATTGCGGATACCAAAGAAGGAATGAAAAGGCTAAAGCCTAAGGTTTTACCAACACATGAGCAGACTTCCAGTTTTTATGATGACGAAGTAAAGGCGCATATGGTTAGTTTGACTTATAAAAATTACAAAAAGTTGTAAATGCTTAGTTAAGTTATATTAAATTAATTTAAGTTAGAAAGGAGTTATAATTTATGGCTGAAAATGTTAAAAAATCGAAAGCAGAAATTGCTACTATTGATTGTAGTTTAGTAACTATCGAGACTACAAGCGGTGAATTTGGTTTTGATACAGCGAACAAAATTGAAGTAGAACCGCAGATTGAAGAAGAGGATGCCGTTAAATTAGTTGTAAAAGGTATCTTAAGAGCGCAGAAGCCTAAAACTTCTACTATTACAGGAAATGAAATTACATTGACAGATAACGTTTTCAATCCCGAGTTAGTTGTAGTTTTACAGGGTGGTAAGATTACTTATGATAGTACAATTACATCAAAGGTAACAGGATATACACCACCTGTAGCGGGTTCAAGTGATAAAGGTACAGCGTTTAAATTAAACGTATATACAGCGCAGTACGATGCCAGCGGGCAGATTGTACAGTATGAAAAGATTACATACCCTAACTGTCAAGGTACGCCCGTTGCTTTTGGGTCAGAAGATGGGGCATTTAGAGCACCCGAGTATACAATTAATTCAGCACCTAAAAATGGCGAAGCACCTTATACAATTACATATGTACCAACACTACCAACATTAACAGTGTAGTGGCGTTATAAATTAAATTAAAACATGTTACGAGAGGATAGAGAAATATGAAAGAATATAGAAACGAAAATGTAAACTATAACGGAAGAAGCGGAAATTTTGAAAGTAATGATACAACTAATGATTATTACAAGAGTGAAAGATATGATACTATGAGCAATGAACGCACTATGTCAAAAGAATATGATACTATGAGAATGTCTACATCAGATAATCACGTAAAGCCTGTTAATTGTGATGAAGCAATGACTATTACAAGTCTATCAGATTTACAGAGTTATTCTAATGGTACTATTGTACGTTTTCCCGATTTTGCAGAGGGTCAGCCTTTTGTTGCAAGAGTTAAAAGACCATCTATGTTAATGCTAGCAAAGATGGGTAAAATTCCAAATGCATTGTTAAATTCAGCAACGCAGTTATTCACAAAAGGCGGTAGCGGTATGGATACCAAAAACGGAAAAACATTATCAGATATTTACGATATTTGTGAGGTAATTGCTAAGGCTTCTTTAGTTCAGCCTACTTATGATGAAATTATTGATAGTGGTATGACATTATCAGACGACCAAGTGATGGCAATTTTCAATTATACACAAAGCGGAGTTAAGGCTTTGGAAAACTTTCGTAGCGAGCAAGAAGATTTTAAACGTGCTAGGGTTGGCTAACATCTATAAGTGCCGACCAAGCACGCTTTTAGACATTTCAGACCCATATACTAGTTTTTGTTTTGATGAAGCATGTGCATATATCATACAGAAATTAGAAGACGGAGAAGAACCAATTTTCAAGGCAAAGTATAAATCATTCAAAGACTTATACGCGCAGTATGAAAATTAAATAAAATTAATTTAATTGTGAAAAGGGGTGAGAGTGTGGCTATAGATGTAGGTTCAGCGGTTGGACATTTAGACCTTGATATAAACGGGTTTCTAAAAAGTTTAAAGACAGCGCAAAACGAAGCGGAAGACACTACAAAAAGAATATCTAGCACGATAGGCGGACATTTACAGGGTGCGGGCAAGAATCTAGAGACAGTCGGGTCAACTCTTACTAAGACAGTTACAGCGCCTATTATTGGTTTAGGCGGTTTGGTGATAAAAACTAGTTCCACTTTTGAAAGTGCTATGTCACGAGTGCAGGCGGTCAGCGGTGCAAGCGGTGGAGAATTACAGAAGTTAAATAAGAAAGCCCAAGAATTAGGCGCAACTACTGCATGGTCAGCGAGTGAAGTTGCGGACGGTATGACAGAGATGGCTAAGGCTGGTTGGAGTGCAAGCGATATTATTGATGGTATGGCAGGCGTTTTAAATTCCGCAAGTGCGAGCGGGGAAGATTTAGCGCAGGTATCAACAATAGTTGCAGACGCAATAACGGGCTTTGGGTTAAAAGCAAAAGACGCGTCACGAGTAGCCGACCTGTTAACGCAGTCAGCAAATGCGGGAACTATTGATATTACAGATTTAGGGGAATCATTTAAATATATTTCACCTATTGCGAAAACAATGGGGTTCAGCATTGAAGATGTGACAACGGCTATTTCCGCTATGTCTATGTCGGGTATCAAAGGTTCGCAGGCAGGAACGGCGTTACGTACTATGTTTGCAAGAATGGTTAAGCCGACAGATGATGTTAAGAGCGCTATGGATGAATTAGGTATAAAATTGACTAATTCAGACGGCTCTTTTAAAAGTTTAAATACAATTGTTTCAGAAATGCGCGGAAGTTTTAGCGGTATGACAGATGAACAAAAAACTTATTATGCTACTGTTTTAGCGGGACAAGAAGGTATGAGCGGTTTGTTAAGTCTGTTAAGTTTATCACAAGGCGAATATGACAAATTAGCCGACAGTATGAACAATTGCAAAGGTGTAGCGGAAGACACTGCAAAAACAATGCTTGATAATTTTGGCGGACAGCTAACAATACTTAAGAGTTCGCTGGAAGGCGTCGCGATACAGTTTGGTGAGGTGCTTTTACCTTATTTTAAAAATTTTGTTGATTGGATTCAAAAGGCTGTAATGAGATTACAATCAATGACAAAAGAACAGAAAGAACAGATAGTAAAATGGGCTATGTTTGCAGGTGCAATCGGTCCGACATTGCTTATTTTTGGTAAGTTAACATCTACTATTGGTAAATTAATGTCAGCGTTTGGAGCAGTTCCAAAAGTTATTGGTACAGTACAAAAAGATTTTAAACTTTTACAGTTAGGTATTACACATATACAGGAAGGGTTCGCATTATCTAGAGCGGGGTTCAGCGGATTAGGTAAAGAAGCGTCGGTTCTAGGTTCGTTCTTAGGTGGATTAAGCGCCCCAATGATTGCAAGTGCGGTTGCGGTCGGGGTACTAGTTACAGCGTTTATGACGTTGTGGAAAACTAACGAACAATTTAGAAATAGCATGACAGCAACCTTTAAAGAGATAACCGCAAGTTTTAGTGCATTTTTTAGCGGTATTTCCGAAAGGTTCAGCGCTTTAGGTATTAGTCTAGAATCAATCGTAAATGTGATAAAATCTGTATGGCTAGGCTTTTGTAACTTGTTAGCGCCGATTTTCGAGAGTGCATTTAGTCAAGTAAGTACAGTTATTAATACAGTATTAAATGTTATCTTAGGTATTGTAGATGTGTTTATAGGCGTATTTACAGGCAATTGGACGCAGGCGTGGAACGGTGTAAAAGAAATATTTAGTTCAATTTGGGAAGGAATTAAAGCATCGTTTAGTAATGTTGGTTCATTATTGGGCGGTGTAGCAAATTCAATTTTAAGTTGGTTTGGTACTTCTTTAAGCAGTATATGGAGTAGTATAACAGGGTTCTTTACTAACATGGGCAGTTCGATAGTCAATGCGGTTTCTAGTTTTGCAATTAATGTTGTAAATAAAGGCAAAGAGATGGCTGTTAATTTTGCAAATGCAGTTGTTACATTCTTTACAGATTTACCTTATAAAATCGGTTATTTCTTAGGTTATACTCTTACAACTATAGCGGTGTGGACGGTTAGCATGGTAAACAGCGCGCGTGAAATGGGAACTAATTTCATTAATGCGGTTGTTACATTCTTTAGAAACCTACCAACAAACGTTATGAACTTTTTGACTAGTGCTTACAATATGGTTAGACAATGGGATGTAAACATGGTTAATAGCGCAAGACAGGTTGGTATTAATTTTGTAAATAATGTTGTTAATTTTATTAGACAATTGCCAAGCAATGTTTCAAGATGGTTTAATAGCACAATAAACAGTGCAAGAAATTTTGTGAGCGGATTAGGCGCGAAAGGTCGAGAAGCAGGGCAAAGCCTATTGAACAATGTTGTTAATACTGCTAGAAGCATACCGCCAAAAATGTTAAGTATTGGTTCAAACATCGTTGAAGGTGTTTGGAAAGGTATTATGTCAGCGAAAAACAGATTCGTTTCTAACGTTAAAGGATTCTTTAAAGGAATTGTAGACGGTGCTAAGAGTGCTTTAGGTATTCACTCCCCATCTACAGTTTTCGCAAATGAAATTGGTATTTATTTACCGCCTGGAGTTACAAACGGCTTTAAATCAGCAATGCCCGCAATGCTAAGAAATATACAAGGTATGTTGAATAAAGGCGTTGACAATTTAAGTGTAAACGATATAGCGGTAAGTATGGTTGGTTCAGTTGGTGACTTCTCAAGTGCCGTTAAATCAATTTATAACGATATAGCGGTATGGTTTGATAGTATTGATACTAGAATAGGTAAATCAGTTGATAACATGCTTAAATCGTTAAATACGCTTATTCAGACGGGTAATCTGTTTATTAATTCAGATGGTTCAGTTGGTTATGTAGGTTATAACGGTTTTGATAGAAACAACAATTCAAGCGGATATATTGATGTTAAAAACCCAAAAGGAGACAATGGAAACGGTGATACATTTATCTTTAATAGTCCAAAACCAATAGACGAGATAGAAGCATCAAGACAGATGAAGAAGACAAAGCAGGAATTGGCAGAAGGCTTTTAAATAAAAAAAAAGGGGGGTAGTTGAATGGTTGAAGATATTATATTACAGAATACAACAACTAGTGATGAAATTGAAATGAGCATGACAGCAACCCCCGATTATGTTTTAGAAAATGTTGATTGGGGAGCGATTGAAAGTACACATCACTCTTGCAAATATATAAATCAAAATGGTGTATATGTAACTAATACGGTGCTAGGAACTAGAACAGTAACTATTACAGGTTGGGTTATTGCTGACAATGATACAGTCATGACGGATAGAAAAAGAAAATTAAACAGATTTATCAACCCGCAACAGGAAATTAAATTATTTTATAAGAGTTATATTATTAGTTTTCTACCTAACACAACTATTAAATATTCTACAACTAACGCAGATAACAACGAGGTTATTTGTAAATTCAAAATTGAAGGTTTATGTGCATATCCATTATTTAAGGATATTCAGACAACAATTATATCAGCGTCGCAGATTGAACCAACTTTTCATTTTCCTTTAGAGATTGAAAAATGGCGCGGAGCGGTGCAGACAGATAAAGGCGTTACTTTTGGCGTAAAGCAGAAAAATAGAATATTTAACGTAGTAAATAAAGGTGATGTGCCTACAGGTATGAAGATATTATTTAAAGCAAATGGCGCAGTAACCAACCCAAGTTTAACAAACATCAGAACGCAAAGTTATTTTAAATTAAACAAAACCATGATAAACAAAGAAGAGATAACTGTTGATACTGTTATTGGAAGTAAAAAGATAACAAGTAAGCAGGACGGCGAAGAAGTAAATTATTTTAAATATCGTGATTTAAACAGCGATTGGCTACAATTAGAGGTTGGCGATAATGTATTACAGTTTGACGCCGATGCGAACGTACAGAATCTAGATGTATATATTTATTTTAACAATAGTTATTTAGAGGTACAGGAATGTTATTAAATGGTCAAGTATCAATCAATATTTTTAAAGTTGATAATACAACTTTTGAATTGGTTGGAGAAGTAAATAACTTTAGTAGTTTGATGTGGTGCGATAAATACAACGGTTACGCTAGTTTTGAGATATGGGCGCCGATTACAGACGAAAACGCGGAACTATTCAAAAAAGGCTATTTTGTTTGGTGTGGCGGTGATACCGCGGGAATTATTGAGATAGTTAAAAGTGAGATGGATGAAGACGGAAACAAAACGTTTAATATCAAAGGTCGAACACTGGAAGCAATATTGACTACAAGGATTATATGGGGAACATATACCGCTACTAATAAGAATGTTTCTACCGTCATGTATGAGATAGTCAAAAATAATTGTATAAATAATTCACAAACTAATAGAAATATACCCTATCTAGAATGTGCAGAAGATAAGTTTCTAGGTGATAAAATATCACTGCAAAAGACAGGCGATGAAGTTTATGACGCTATAACAGATGTAGCGAGTAGCGCAGATTTAGGCTATAACTTATTATTTAAACCACAAATAAAGAAGATAATTTTTGAAGTTGTCGAGGGCGTAGACAGAACAGTACAGGTATCTACCGCAGAAGGTAGCGAAGTAGTAGAGTTTTCTACAGACTTAGAGGATATTTTGTCTAGTTCTTATTATTCTAACAACCAAGATGAAAAGAACGTGGCTTTTGTTCAAGGTGAAGGGGAAGGCGCAGACAGGGTTTCAATGGTGTCGGGTGATAATAAGTTAATCGGGTTTGATAGAAAAGAATTATATGTTGACGCTAGAGACTTACAAAGCAACGGTACAGATGAAAATGGTCATCCTATAGAGTTAACACATAATCAATATATACAAGTTTTGTGGAACAGAGGAAATGACAAGTTATCAGAATGTATAACTACAGAAACTTTTGAAGCAAAGATACGCGTTTTAGGTGATGTGCAATATAAATTTAATAAGGATTATTTCAAAGGTGACAAAGTCACAATAAAGGATAATCAATTAGGCGTTATGATTTCGGCGAGAATTACAGAAGTAGAAGAAGACTTTGGAGAAGAATATAACTTAGTTTTTACTTTTGGATATTCATATCCAACTATTTTACAGAAAATAAAGAGAAAGTTATAAAATTAAATTAAATAGAAAAGGAGATGAATATACATGGAAAAATACGGTTTTTTTAATGCTGTAGCGACAGCGGACGGAAAATATGACAGGTCATATTTAGCCGAAGATTTTGCGGGATATTTCTCTAGTTTTATCGTAAACGGCGTATTTAAGGAATTAGGCAATAAATTAGAAGTAACTATTAATAGCGGTATGTCAATTAAAGTTAAGAGCGGTGTTGCATGGGTTAATGGATACAGATATGAGAATGATAACGATTTAACTTTTACGCTGGAAAACGCGGATGGTACGCTATCACGTATTGATAGTGTTGTTGTTAGATTGGACATCACTAATCGAGAGATTAAAATACATGTCAAGAAAGGTAGTTTATCAACATCACCAATTACACCAGCAATTACAAGAAACAATGATATTTATGAATTACAGTTGGCAACGATTAGAGTTAATGCAAATACGGCAGTTTTGACGCAGTCAATGATTACAGATAAAAGAGCAGATAAAAACGTATGTGGATGGGTAACCGCGGTTGGGTCACAACAAACGTTACTTGATGAAGTTCAATCACTACAGCAGATGGTTGATTCATTACAAAATACTATTAGTACAATGAACAGTGCAATGAAATGGAGTGCATGGAAAACTTGCGGAAAAAATGGATGTAATGTTGAATTATGGTATAGGTATAACGAATCATTGCAGTTAGTCGAATTAAAATGGGACGGTAACGTTAATGCGACTGTCATAAACGGTTCAATGGGCTATATGTGGGAAGGCTTTCCAATTGATAAGTCCCCAAAAATAAATACATTTATACCCGTGCAGACGCAGAGTAATGATTTAACGTTACGCTTTTATCCTGTCGCAAGCGATGCTACAGCAAATCATTGGACATTGACGGCTATGCATGGAACAGTTTCTGTCGCTTATATATGCGGTAGGTTTATCTATTCATATAAGGATGCAGATTAAGAGCAAAGGGGTTATTATATGGACAGTACACTACTTACACGCGCAGAACATGAGGAGTTTTGTAAGAGAGTAGAAGCAGAGGATAACAGGCAGAATAAGCGACTTGAGATTTTAGAAGAACAGACAAAGCAGTTCATAGATTTAGCTTTATCAGTTCGAGAGTTAGCGCAGAGCGTAAAGCAGTTAGCCGAGACGCAGAAAGCGCAGGGCGAAAAATTGGACGAGTTAGAAAGCAGAGATGGCGAGATGTGGCGCAGAGTGTCGGGCTATGTAATCACCAGCATTATTGGCTTAGTAGTAGGCTATCTATTCCACAAATTAGGGCTATGATAAAATTAAATTATGTTATATAGTGGTCAAACAAAGACCACTTTTTAAATTTTGAGGGTTGACAGATATATTTTGAGGGTTGACAGATATATAATAAAGTGGTACAATGTATACAGAAAGGGGCAAGAGAAACTACCCCGATGAGTATTTGAAAATTAATACGAAACACCCATAAAAGGGTGTCGGTGGTAAGCACCACAAATATTAGAAAGAGAGGATCATAAGAAATGACAGAAGAACAGAAAGAAAAGATTTTAAAAACGGACGGCGTAAAGATTGCCGATAAAGTGCCTAATGAAGATTATAAAAGCACTACTAAAATTAATATGGCGCAGAAAATGCCATATATTGAAAATGTGGCGAATGGTACTATTGTAGCGTTTAAATTGCCTAATGGAAAAGTAAAGAGCGCTATGGTTATGGCAAAGTCAAGCGCTAAGAGAAAGTTAAAATTAGAAACAGAATACGGAAAAACATTTATTGTTGATTTTAATGATGTGGTTTGGGTAAAAACAGGAAATAGATTCCCTAAAGGTGTATACGAAGTATTGAAAGGAAAAGGAGCGCATAGAGATGTTTACAAAGCAGAAGAAAAAGCCTAATTATACAAAGGAGCAGTTTACACCTTTTGTAAAAGAGTTCTTTAATGAGCAGAAGGAATTTAAAGAAAGACAGGAAAGATTTAATACAATTAAGCAGTTGTTTTATAATGACGCAGAAGAACTATTTAATTATGAAGGTATTAACAAATTAGTTATTGATAATGAAGATTTAGAAGGCAATGAACTAGTTGTAAATAAAGTACAGAAAACATCAGTTATTTTTGATATTGATGCTTTAGAAAATAATCTATCTAAAGAAATGAGCAAAGATGTTATTGATAAAAGTTATACAATTACCGATATTAATAGATTGATTATTTATCTAAAAAGTTGCGGTGTAGACCCGAAGGTATTTAAGAGTTTTATAAATGTTACTAAAACAGTTGATGAAAAGAAACTTGATAAGTTAGCGGATTTAGGTTTAATCAGAAAAGAACAACTTGAAGGGTGCTATACATTGAAGCGTAAAAAACCTTATTTCACGGTCAAAATGAAACGAGGTAAGCACGATGAAGAACCAAAAGAAACAGAAGCAATTACCGCAGAAAACGAGGAATAAAAAGAGCGGTGAAGAATTAGCGAAAGTGTTGTGGTATTATAATTTAATACCTAATACAATAAGTTTGAAACAAAAAATAGTATGCCCTTTTCATGAGGACATGAACCCAAGCATGGTTATAGATTTAGAAGAAGGCTCATTTTATTGTTTTGGTTGTGGGTTATCGGGTGACGCGTTGGCGTTTGTTAAATTGATGGAAAATAAATATCATAATTTAAACGAATTACAGGCGTGTAGAAAATTTGTGAAGATATTAAAATCAAACAAAGTAAGCAATATTAAATTAAATACCCCTAAAATCAAAAATAAGCCACTACAGAGACAGTTATACGATGAAGCCTATGACTATTACCACGGTTTGAAAAAAACCGCATGGGGTGCTCTAAATGCCGAAACAGAGCAAGAAGCCATACAAGCAAGCGAATATATGCATAAAAGAGGTTTTACAGATAAAGCGCTATTGAAATCCAAAGCAAAAATAACATATCAACGTGACTATAGTTTAATTTTTCCCATGTTGGATAACGGTATTTTCAAAGGTTGGGTGTGCCGTACAATGATAAAAGAGATAGAGAGCAGAAGAAAATATTTATATAACAAAGGGTTTAGCCGTGCTACCACCTTAGTTGGAAATTATGGCGCTAAACAATACGTGTTTGTTGTTGAGGGTTATATGGATATGTTGAAGTTTATGCAATACGGAGTAAATAATGTAGTTGCTATACTAGGCTGGAAAATGTCAGTGCAACAGATGCAAAAATTGAAAGACAAAGGAATAATAAAAATAATTTGTGCGCTTGATAATGATGAATGCGGTAGAAAGGGCTACAGATATTTGAAGAAGTATTTTGAAGTCACACGCTTTAGATACCTAAAAGGTATAAAAGACGCGGGAGAAATGACAAAAGAGCAGTTTGAAAAATGCTTAAATAAAACAATGCAAGATTTTAGAAATAACAAATAAAATTAAGTTAAGGAGATATAAAGATTATGAGTTTAATTGATAAGATTAAAGCAGACGTCAAGAAAGGCGGACAGAATAAAAGAAAGTTTACATACTTTAAAGAAGGACAAAAACAGCGTATTAGATTTTTACAGGATATGGACGAAGGGATGGAAATTCCGTTCCATGATTCTTATGAGTTAGGTATCAATGTACCATGTCAAGAATTATTTGATAGAGAATGCACGTATTGTGATGACGAAAATTTAAGAACACGTAATCAGTATGTTTGGTCAGTATATAATTATGAAGCAAAAGAAGTACAATTATTTATGTATGCCGTTAATAACTGCACTCCGATTCCTGCATTAATGGCAATGTATGAAAATTATGGAACGCTTACAGACAGGGATTATGTAATCAGCGTAACAGGAAAAGCGCAAAATAAAGTTTATTCCGTTGTGCCAATGGATAAGGTTAAATTTAGAAACACTAAAGCAAAACCTTATTCAAACAAAGCGGTATTACAGATGATTGATAAGGCTTATCCATGCGAAGGAACAGAAGACGAAGAAGAAGAGGATGAAGCCCCAAAAAGAAAGAAAAAGAAACCAGCAAAGAAGCCTGTTAAGAAAGTAGTTGAAGAGCCCGAAGAAGAAAACGATTATGACAGCGATGAAGAATGGGATGAAGCAGAAGAAAGCGAAAACGATTATTCCAGCATGACACCATTAAAATTATATAAATTATGTAAAGAAAGAGAAATTGAAGCGGAGAAAAAGAAACCCGCAAAATATTATATTAATCTGTTAGAAGAATATGACAATGCTCAAGAAGAATGGGGCGAAAAAGAAGAAGACAGCGAAGATGAATGGGAAGAAGACGAGTAAACAAAGCGAAAATAAATGTACTTGTAAATGTACACAAGATACTACTTTAGAAAAATTATATAATGCGCAGTTATTAAATCAAAGATTGCTATTTATTAAAGGTGCATATGATAATTTTAAACAGGACGCAACTAAAATAGTGCCATGCGATGATGTTAGCCTATCAAGTTATCATATTCAGCAATTGATATCAGAGATTGGCGAGGTGCTGGAATGCGATAAAAGATGGAAAAACTACCGCAATGATAAATTTGATAAAGACGCTAAACTTGAAGAGTTAGCAGACTGTTTTATAGAATTGTTAAATATTGCTATGTTTTCTAGTTTCAGTGCTAAAGAATTATCGAAAGCCATTGAAAATAAAATTAAGATTGTAAAAGGGCGCATAATTAAATTAAATAAACAATAGGCGCGTAACTAAATTAAATAAATAATAATTAAATGGGGGGTTGAAAAACCCCCTATAATTGTATATAATAGAGACAGACAAAAGAAAAGAAAGAAAAGAGGTATTTTTTTATATGGACTATGTGAACCATCCTTGTCATTATGATACGGGAAAATTTGAGTGTATAGAAGTAATGCAAGAAACACAAGGAATAGAAGCGGTTAAAAGTTTTTGTATATGTAATGCTTTTAAATATCTATACCGTCATGCAAATAAGAACGGATTAGAGGATATTAAGAAAGCGCAATGGTATTTAAATAAGTATATAGAATTATCAGAAAAAGAAGGTGCTAAACATGATTGATTTACATAGACATGATGAGTATTCTACTTTCGATGGTTTTGGAAAGCCAGAGGAATTGGCGGAGTTAGCAAAAGAATTAGGTCATACATCTTTAGGTATTTCAAATCATGGTAATACAAACGGATTAGTTAAACATTATTATGCTTGTAAAGAAAACGGGATAAAGCCCGTTATGGGGTGTGAGGGTTATTTTTTACCTATCTACAAGCCACAAACAAGGGGCTATCATTTATGCTTGTTTGCAAAGAACCAAGAAGGATATACTAATTTAAATACTATACAATTCGAGGGTGAAAAAATTAAATATTATAACCCTATTTGGACATTTAAATTATTAGAAAAATATCATAATGGTTTGATATGCACTAGTGCTTGTGTTGCTGGATATTTAGCGCAGTGTATCGTTAATGATAAATTAAAACAGGCTGAAAAATATCTAAAAAAAATGGTTAGTATTTTTGGTGATGATTTCTATATTGAGGTACAGCCTTATAAGATTACAGATGAGGGCGTACAAGAAAAAGTAAATGTACAATCAATCATGCTTGCAAAAAAGTTAGGTATTAAATTAATTTTAACATCAGACAGCCACCGCGGACGTAAAGAAGATTTTGATACTTATATGAAAATGCATGAGATAGCGAAGCATGATTTTATGGATGTAGAAGCAACTTATAAAGAACGTTATATGCCAACCGAAAAGGAAATAATGAGACGCTTTTATAAAATGCACGTAAAAGATTTTGGCGAGAAAGAAACAAAAGCACTTGCGAAAGAAATGGTTAAAAATCTAGAGGAAATAGAAAATAAAGTAAGTGATGATATTTTGGACACGCTAGAGCAGAAACTACCGCAGTTTGATGAAAATTATGATTCTATGAAACTTTTAAAGAAGAAAATTAAAGAAGGTTTGAAAGAGCGCGGAAAATGGACAAAAACATATATTGATAGAATTAAAGAAGAACTAGAAGTAATTAAGTATCATGGTTTTGAAAACTATTTCTTGATGGTGCAGGACTATACAAACTATGCAAAAAAGGTAGGTATAAAAGTAGGTCCGGGGCGTGGTAGTGGTTGCAACTGTTTAGTAAACTATGCGCTACACATTACAGATGTAGACCCCGTTTTATTCGATTTAGATTTTAGAAGGTTCTTAAGAATTGATAAAAAGAAAATGCCCGATATTGATTTAGATTTTGAAACATCACGAAGACACGAGGTAATAGACTACCTTGTAAAAAGATACCCGCATCATGCTTCACAAATTTGTTCTTATGGTTTATATAGAGTTGATAACCTTTTGAATGATTTATCTAAGGTGTGCGGAAATTTAGCAGAAAATAAAGAAGAATTAAAACAAATTAAAGCGTTTATAAATAAGCATATTATAGATGGTAATATCAATATGGATGCGATAGTTAATTCCAAAGAAGCGGAGTTATATAACGTGGAATATGATAACGTTATAAAACATTTCAGTAAGTTGTATAATAAAGTCCGTTTTATTGGAACACATGCGGCTGGTGTAGCAATTACAGGTAACAATATATTACAGTATACCGCAATCAGAATTGACAGCAAGACGGGAAAGTATCTCACAAACTATGATTTAAATGATATGGAAAAAATCAATGTAATCAAGTTTGATATTCTAGGGCTTACAACAATGTCAAGTCTAGGGGAATTGAGAGAATTAACAGGTCATGAAGGTTTTGATGAAAATATAGCGAAGGATAAAAAGGTGCTTGAAGCATTCAGCCGTGGGGATTGCGATGGAGTGTTTCAGTTTGAAAAGAGGACGGCTCATAATATTTTACAACAAATAAAAGTAGATAGTTTTGACGATATTGTAGCATGTAACTCATTAAACCGACCGGGTCCACTTTCGTTGAAAATGCAAGATGTTTACGCTTTAAATAAACAAGATAGCAGTAATATAGATAGTACGCTACCATATGCGAAATATTTAGAAAAGACATATGGATGCGTACTATACCAAGAGCAGGTACAAGCTATAGCCGTAAATATCGGTGGTTTAGAATGGACAGAAGCAGACAAGATTATAAAAATGCAGAGAGGCGGAACAGAGAAGGCTATACAGGCGTTTAAAGAAAACTATGATAACTACCTAAAGAAGTTCGAGAAAGGTGCTCAAAAGCACGGTATGAGCCGTTTACAGGCAAGAGATATTTTTGATAAGTTTTTCAATTATGCTTTTAACAAAGGTCATGCGACAGGATATAGCCTTATTTCACTTGAGGAGATGTATTATAAAGTTTATTATCCTTTAGAATTTTGGTATGTTAAGATGAAGCATACAAAAGAGGATGGCAAAATAGCCAAGTTTAAAGAAAAGGCAGTAAAAGACGGAGTGCTTCTATTTTTGCCACACGTTAATTATTCAGCCGATTTTACAATTAGAAAAGTGGACGGAGAAAGAGTTATTCAAGAGGGGCTAAGTTCGCTTAATGGTGTAGGCGAAAAGGCGTCACTTGAAATTGAAGCAGAAAGAAAAGCGCATGGAATATTTACAAGTTATGATAATTTTTACGATAGATGCAAAAGTAGAGTTGTTACTACTAGAGTAATTGGTATATTAAAGGAGCAGGGAGCACTTGAGTTTGACAAAAAGACGTATATTAAAAGAGTAGTTAAGTATAACAGTTCTTTATATGCGCGTGCATTAAGAGATTAATATATAATTTAAAAACTTTTAAGAGTATATTGACAAATACCTAAAAAGTGATATAATCATGCTTGTAAGGGAGATAGATAAACAACTTACAAAATACTTAGAAAAGGAGATAAAAAATGCGAATGACTAAAAGAGCATGGAGCGTTGAATTAGAAAGCAACGCATGGCAAGATGATACTTTTAACGGTACAGTAAATGAATGTATCAGATATTGCCAAGAAAGAAACATCACTATTGATGGTGTTAACGCAAGACTTGCAGAAGTTGAAATTGATAACGATGGATGCATTACGTATTGCTTTAATATTGTAAATAGTTTAGATGAACTAGATTATCAAAGATAAAAAAATAATTAAAATAAAGGAGAAAATTAAAGATGAGTAAATTAAAAGATTTTGTTGAGAACAAAAAAAGGGCTATGAATTAAAATGTAAAGTAGCCCAAGAAATGGCAGAAAACGCCAGCAAAGGTTTTGCAGGTTATGTTTACAATATGACAAAGGACGCTAAGCCCGAAGAAGTAAGCGAGTTAATAGAAAGTAAGGAGTTAGATAATGATGATAAATTAGCCATCATTGCTTGCTATGCAGATACGCATAAGGGCGATAGTGAATTAGAATTGTATGGTATAGCATCAATGTTGATGTTAGAAAAGCGTCACAACATGGAAAATTAAATAGTTAAATTAAAATTAAATAGGGGTGGTTAATTTCCGCCCCTTTAAAATAAAGTTAAAGGAGATTGTTAAATAATGATAGTTGCACAAGTTGCAAAAAGTAAGAATGATGAGTTTTATACCCCATCATATGCTATCAAGTCTATTATGAAGTATATAGAGCCAAATTCCGTTATATGGTGCCCGTTTGATACTAAGGATAGTTTATACGTCAAGGAGTTTGAAAACGCGGGACATTGGGTTATTCGTTCACATATAAGTGAAGGTAAAGACTTCTTTAAAATGAAACCGCCTAAATGTGATTATATAATCTCAAACCCGCCATACAGCATAAAAACAGAAGTACTACAAAGGTTATTTAAATTAAATATACCGTTTGCAATGCTGGTTGGTGTTGTTGGGCTTTTTGAAAGTCAGCGAAGGTTTGAGATGTTTAAAAACAATGAATTTGAATGCATGTATTTAAATAAAAGGGTATCGTATTTCAAGAATTATGAAGACCAAAAACCAAGTCTAAACCCGCCTTTTAGTAGTATATATGTTTGTCATAAAATGCTACCTAAACAAATTGTATTTGAAGAGATTTATAAATAAAGAGAGGAGATACTACAATGGCAAAAACAAATAAAAAGGCGATTATAGCGTTATGTAATAGTATCAACAAAAAAGAGGGTGAAGGTTCTATTTATTCGATAGGCTCAAAAAATGCGAATTTAAAGATAAATAGATGGTCAACAGGTATTGAAGATTTAGATGCTATTATAGGCGGTGGAATACCCGAAGGTAGAATAGTAGAAATATTTGGGGCAGAATCAAGCGGTAAGACAACGCTGTTATATCATTTATGCGGTTTACATGAATTATGTTTAGATATTCCAATAGAAGGAACTTTTGACGCAGAAAGAGCAAAGGTTTTTGGGAACAAACCAAAACAGATGTTAATATATAGAGCAAAGTACGGAGAGGACGCGCTTAACAAAACAATCAAGTTTGCTAAGGCTGGTATACCGCTTATAGGTATTGACAGCGTGCCAAGTATGACGCCAAAAGAGGATGCTGAAAAGGTTTTAAAATCAGCCGAGAAAGACAGTATAGAGGAACAGCGCATAGGCGGTACGGCGCGTTTATTAAATAAATACCTACCGACCGTAGAAGAAATTATAGAGGTAACAGGTACAACAGTTATATTTATAAATCAAGTAAGAGACAAGATGAACGCCATGCTTTTTGGTGAAAAGACAGACACGCCAGGCGGTAGAAAATTAAAACACGCCTGTAGTTTACGCATACAGGTAGCGCGTAGAGCATGGATTGAAATTCCAAACAAAGACCCAAGAAACAGCGCAAAGACTGAAAAGATAGGTTTAATTATGAAATGTAAGGTTGTAAAATCAAAAGTTAGTAACCCGATGGGCGAATGTGAAATACCTTTAATTTTTGATAGGGGTTTTGTTAGTTTTGATGAAGTACCAAGTATACGTAAAGAAATCATGAAGCAGAGAGCGCAACAATTTGGTAAGAGAGTACCAAAAGAGTTTGCAGACGAAGAAGAAAGCGAAGAAGATTAAAATTAAAAACAAAATTAAAAGGAGAATAAGAAAATGAAAGGTTTTTGGAGTTTAGTTCAAGTTTTAGCAACTTTGGGTATTATTGCATCATTAATTTTTTGTATATTTATTCCGCCTATTGGGATAATTTTACTAATTGCTAATATATGCACAATGTCAAGTGCAAGTAAAGAAATTGAAAAAATAGAAAATAAAGGGAGAAAATAAAATGGAAAACAAGAAAATCAAGAAAGATAAGAAAATTACATTATATGATATTTTAATGATGTGCGGTTTAGATGAAATTATTGACGTTGTATATAACGGTGTTGTTGTTATCAAGGCAAAAGAGGCGAAAGCCGTTGTTGATTTATTGGATGTGTTAGAAGATAAATTATTGAATGCGCTAGTTTATAAGTTAGTAGATAACTTTGGCAAAATTAAAATCTATACAGCGGACGCAGAAACGGAAAATAAAAATGGATAATAGAAGTTTTGAAAATACTTTAAAAGCAATTAATGCTATTATAGAACAGTTATTGAAGTTTCAAGAAAGAATGCAAAAGAAAGATTTATCAGAATTAAGAACTATTGCAGAGGGTGTTTTTTAATATTGATAATGCATCATTTTATAGCAAAGAAGAATAGATAGAAGGGGCTTAAATTTTCCCTTCTTT